CAGTCCGGGTACTCGACCCAGTTGGCGCTGACCGCGATCCACTGGCCGCCCTCAAATTCGTGCGTGGGGAGCGTCATCGTCCCGTAGACCGGGTGCGCGTGCTGTTTCATCCCGAAAAGATTGTTCGCGGCGCGCGCCAATTCACTCAATCCGTAGTTCGATTCGAGCGCGGCTTCGCACGCCGTCATCTGCGCGAAGGGATGATTGGCTGCGATGGCTTGCGCTGTGGCCTGGTCGAGGAATTGCCGCTGAGAATCGTTCATAGCTTTCAGTTGTGATCGGAGTGAATCGAAAGAGGGAAACCTAGTTCAGCATCAGGCTGGCCATCACCGCGAAGGGCTTGCCCGCATTATTTAATCCGGTCCCAGTGTTGCCCGGAAAGTTCGCGTTGAAGTCGGTGCAGAAGATCACGAACTTTCCGTCTGGCGACATGGCCCAGATGTTGTAGAGCGCGCAGAAATTCTCGCTCGTGTTCAATGTGTTCTCGTAGAAGTGCGAGAACCAGCGCGTGCCGCCGCTCTGGTCAAGCGCGATCGCCGACTGCGCGAAGGGGTTCACCCAGCCCGGCGGATTCGTCGTCTGTCCCACGCCTGGCGTGTTGATCGTCGTTGTGACCAGGTACGGGTAGTCTGGCGGCGCTGTGTTGTCGATGGTCGGAATCGAGGAGTGCGACTGGCCGCCGGAAACAGCCAGTGGATAGACCGTTTCGCAGTTCGAGGGATTCACGCATGAGGCGTCCGGGTAATGGAAGGCATAGTAGTTCGGGTTGCTCGCTTGCCCTTGCCACAAGTAACCCACCGCCGGATGTCCGCCATTGTTGGCGTTGGTCTGCGTCGTCAGGGTGGAGCTGCCCAGCGTCCAGATGATGTAGTCGCAGGTCGAGCATGGGCTCTGCGAAGTCTTGGCCCAGCCGGAAACGTAGGCGTAGGCGCCGGAAGCTTCCATGTTGCCGGAGTGGACACCAAAAGAAGCAATCGTGGTGGTAGCTGGACTCGCGCAGGTAGGGGCGATGGTCGTGTTGTTGCCCGATGCGCAAGGCCCGACCGGTCCCCAGACGGTGTGGAAGGTGCCCGGGGTGCCGATCCCGGATAGGTCGACGACCAGTCCAGTTCCTGATCCCGTGACCGTGGTTGCCGAAACCGATTGATTGAGAGAGCAATTCCCGCCGCCCCCGGGATTGATCGTTAGGGCCTTGACCGGCCCTGGGGGTCCGCTGGTCACCGAGGCCACGGTCAAGGTGGTCGTGCAATAGTGAAAACTTCCAAAGATCAGAGCTACCTGCACGGTGTCGCCGACGTTGTAGCCGGTTCCGGCGGAGCCCGCGTGCGGCACGACGGCATAGAGAGCCGTCCCCGTGAAGCCTTCCGTGTCCCACGTTTCGCAGGTGTTCGCCGTCAGCGAGATGTCGAACAGCGTATGCCACGCCGCCGATCCCTGGCCCCCCGAGCCCAGCCCGAAATAAACGTGGTTGTCGTTGTTGTCGACTTTGAATTGCGAGATGTTGGTCACCCCGGTGCCGATGGTGAGATAGGCAAATCCGGGGCAGGTGTTCAGGTTGTAGAGCGTCGTCGCCGTCCCAGAAGTGACCGCGCCGCCCGAGTACGTGAGCGTCCGTTTCTCCAGCGTGGGAAAGTAAGGGCTCGAAAGATTCAGGTCGTAGCGGATCGCCTGATTCACGCCCGGCGCGGTTTTTCTTGAGAAGCCTCCGTAGTTGGTCGGGGTCTGATACCAGACTCCGGTCTCGCTCACCACATCCGCCACAAATCCCGGCTTGCCGTTGCAGTAGGTCGTGTTGATGTGGCCGTGGCCGATCTCGGTGCGGCCGCCGACGACGAGGGAATAAAAATATCCGTTCGATCCGTCCGAGAGGCTGATGTTGATGTCGTTGGTTTCGCCCGAGGTCGACGGAGAGAAATCTTTCAGCGCGTTGCCAGTCACTCCGAAAGTTGTGTCGGTCAGCGCGACTTCGCAATTATTCGGGGCGGTGTTCAGTGAACTCGCAGGCGCGTCCCAGTCCAACGCCCAGGTTCCGATCATTGCGCCGGCCGTGCAACTCGGAGAACCATTGCCGAGCGAACAGCTCGCCGATCCGGGGGCAGGGAAGGGCGCGAGAACGAAGGGCTGCCAGCCTTGCCCCTGTAGATAGCAGGCAGTATCCGTGTTGCTGGTGTTCGCGTGGGTCTGCGCTGTGCCCTGCACATTCGTCCAGGAGCCGACGACGGCCGTCGAGCTGGTCGACCCGTTGGTGGTGAGGATCATCCCATTCAAAAACGTCGCAGTCGTACATCCCGAGACGCCGACAATTGCACCCGATCCGAAAGAGTTGGCGACGTTGATGGTGACGACGTTTGAGACGACGGAGTAGGTGCTCGACGGCCCCGACCCGCAGAGCGTACTTGGAACATTCGAATTGCAGCCGGCGACCAGGTTGTTGGCCAGCGAAGAAGTTGTGCTCCCGGTGTAGTTCGGCGGCCCGAATCCGCCCGAGATCACCGTGAGTGAAACCGCCAGCGTATTCGTGTTCGAAGCCGCGTCGGTCACGCGCACCGTCGGGGTGCAGGTTCCGAGCGAAGCCGTCCCGCTTAAAACTCCAGAAGTGGCTAGCGTTACTCCGCACCCGGCGAAGCTTCCCGTCGAAACCGTCCAGGTGTAGGGCGGCGTGCCGCCGGTCGCGGCGAACGCGTAGGAATAGGGCATCCCATTCGAGCCGCTGGGCACGCTGCAGGGCGGGGTTCCGCAACTGGGGTTGGTGATCTGCACCGCGTTGCTGCTCACCGTCACCGTGGCCGTTCCCGGAGTCACGCCGACGCCGGCGGCGCAGGAGATGGTTGCGGTGCCCGCTGAAACTCCAGTCACGACGCCGGTTGCCGAAATCGTCGCCACCGCCGGATTACTGGAAGTCCAAAGACACTGCGAGTTGATGAAGCTGCTGAACGATCCGTCCGACATGACGACGTAGGCGTTGTAGGTGGGCGCGCCGCCGCCGACTGTAATCGTGGCCGTGACCGGGTCTACGATGATGGAAACCGGGGTGCTGGTTCCGGCATTAATGCTGTTGGTCTGCTGGCAGGGCAGAGTGGGGCAAGAGGGCGAGGGCGTCTGCGCGCAGCAGAAAGCGGCCAGCGTGAGGAAGGCGGAGAGGAAAAGAATTTTGCGCATGGAAATTTCGGATAGGGCTTTTACTTAGCCCAGCAGTGGTAGTTGATCCAGTAGGCCGTCGTGTTTGAGAGCGAAGTCGGCGTCGTGCCGTTGGTCCAGGTGAAAAGATCGCTGGTCGTCGAGGGAATTTTGTCTTTCATCACCGCGAGTCCATTCCAGCTCCCGGCTCCTTCATCGCTGGCCGTAAATGCACAGGTCGGTTTGTTGGTGCCGAAAGCCGCTGCCGTGGTGAAAGTCAGCGTCACGGTGCCAGTGCCAGAGGCGCTGCTCCCCGTGGTGAGGATGATGATCCCGGCGGTATCGGTCGAGCCGGTGTCGACGGTGCAACTCGGAGAGCCGGTTCCTCCGCCGCTCGTGAAGGCGCAAGTCGGAGCCGTGCCCATGACCATGAAGCGGGGCAACTCCATCGCAGCCTTCCCGGTTGTGCAAGTGTTCTTTAGAACCGGGTTCGTGTTGTTGCCACGCTCATAACTAATGGTCTGATCGGAGCAGGAATTTCCGGCGATGTTGTCGACGAAGGCGTTCCCGCTGCCGACGCCGATGTTGCAACCGTCGATCAGAATGTTGGTGACGAACGCGCCGTTGCCAGACTGTCCGAGGTCGAATCCGACGCCGCCCGAGTTGAAGGCGCTGAAGCAGCCGTCGAAGTGAACCCCGCTGGTGAGGACGCCGCCGAACTCTTCTTCGAGACTGGCGTTGCGCGCTGAGTTTCCGCCGATCTCGTAGCCGGTCGAGAAATATTCGACGTGGGTATGATCGAACTGACACGAAGAGCCGGCGCACACGATGCCAGTTCCGGTAGCGGGTACGCCGTTGGGGCAGGAAGTCGTCGGACTGGTCGAGCCGCAGCTTCCGGTCGTGCCGCCTTCGAGTTGTGGAATCGGATGCCCGCTGACCAACAGCGTTTTATCCGCAATGCTCATCGTCACGTGGCCCTTGAATTTTCCCGGACCCTGATTGCCGGCTAGTCCGAGAACACCCAGGCCGAAGAAGTTTTGATTCCAGCAAGGATCGAAGCCATTGAATAAAATCGTCGCCTTGCCCGTTCCGGCGCCGCATCCCATGACGCTTCCGACGGGGGCAGTTCCATTCACCCCGGTCGTACTCGAGGAGCAAGAGGTCGTCGAACCGGTGACGCCAGGACACGCGCAGCCGCCAGTCTTTTCGCAGAGCACGTTGCCGAAGTTTCCGGCGAGGGCACCCGAGCCCATCGAATTCGTGTCCCCGCCAGCTGCGCCGGCATAAGCCCCCGACTGATCCCATCGGAAGTAGTAGGCGGTGCAGTTGAACGCCTGAATAAAGCCTTCGGTGCCGGTGTCTTCTTCGCCCTGGCTCTCGACGAAGCAGCCAGAAGCCGGCATGTAGTTGCCGCTGATGGTGAAATACGAGACCGAAGAGTGGAAGGCTGCGTTTCCGTTGCCGGTGCCGATGTTCACCACCGGCTGTTCCAGGTATACCGTGCCGCAAGTTCCCGGCGTGCAGCTCTGGGTCACCCCGCTCACCACCCACACCGAGAATTGCTGCGGCGCCGTCGCGGAAACGACGGCCTTCACAAACCAACAGGAATTGGGCGTGAGCTGCGTTGTCGCGCCATAGATGCAGAGCAGCCGGCCCACCTGAACGCTGTCAACATCATTTGCATTTACGTCGAACGGTGTCCCCGCCACCGTGATCGTTCCGACGTCACCCACTACCGTGAAGCCGGTGATGGTGGCGCTCTGTTGGGACCAGCCGCCATTGACGCAGTTTTCGATGTACGGGTTGCAGGGCTGAATCCAGCTATTGTTGGGGCTCTGCGAAAAAGAATTCGCGCCCATCCCGACCAGCTTTGCGTTCGAGGGCAGAGTCCAGGTCGCCATGCCGTCGAGTTGCATGACGTGCGGGTTCGAGCCGCAGTTGTGTAGATCGGCGAAGATGCCGGAGAAGCTATTCGGCAGCGGAGTGCTCCACGTCTGGGTGCTGCACATATCGTTGATGACGTTCTGGCTGCCACCGTAGAAATTAACCAGAGCCTTCACGGCCTGTGATTCGTCGGGATAGTTCAGGCAGGTCAGATTCGACAGCGCGCCCAGCACTCCGTTGTTGCACCAGGCGGAGACCCGAATGCCGTCGAGCGAAGCCATCAGGCCGGTCAGATTCATTCCCACGGCGCTCGCGCCCAGCGTTTGATTCTGCACTCCTCCACACAGGCCGATTTCGTAGTCGTTGTTCGGCACCCCGACGTAGCAGGGCACCGCTCCAGGCGTGATCAATCCTTGCGGCGGCCGGATCGTAAACACCTGCTGGTTCGGTCCGCCATTGCCGAAGTTCAGCAAGAGCGCCGCGCCGGTGTTACAGAACTGCAATTGCTGCAGCGTGGCGTTTCCTTGGTAAATACACAGTCCGAAAGGATCTCCGTCGAGCTGCCAGTTGGGGCTGGTGTAAGTGGAGAAGTTCGCGGTTGCGCTGGCATTGATCGCGCCCACGGTGAAGGGGTTGGTGGCGGAGATCACGCCGGACTGGACCTGGATAGAGACGTTGTCGCCGGTGAGCGTTCCGGAAGCCACCCCGCCAGTCTGCGCGGTGTAATTGATACTGCCGCCATAGAGATCCGCGCCCTGGCCGGCTGCCACCGTGAGAGTACCCGCCCCCGTCGCGCCATTCGAGAAGATCAGGCAGAACTGACACGTGATGATCAGGGAGCCCGGTCCCAAGTTCTGCACCGAGAACACGGTCCCGATTCCGAAACCGGCCGTCATCCCGCTCGCGAGAGTCGCATTCGTCGTTGCCGCGTTCGAGAACGTTGTCAGCCGCGTCGCATCTTGGGGAACGAAAGAGTAGGTCGTCCCCACCTGCGAGTTCACGCCGGTGAGCATCCGCGCGTTGTTGGTCTGCGCGGAGACGAACAGGGGAACAAAAGACAGCATGGAAAAAATCAGGATGAGGCGCTTCATGGGAATAGAAAGATTGGGTTAGTTCAGTTGCTCGACGGTTTCCATCACCTGATAGCAGGAATTAGAGGTCGACCCGCTTGAGAAAGTGCACGACATGCCGACATAGAGAGGGACGGTCAGATTTGCCGTCAAGGTCACAGCGATCCCGCTGAAAACGATTGCTGGAGATCCTCCCGATGTCGCCAGCGTCGACAATTGCTCGCAAGAGAGTTGCCCGCTCGTGCCAGTGAGAGTTGTGACACAGAGCCACTGCAGGTTGTCGTACCAGAAAGATGTGGAGGAAGCTTGTGACGCGAGAGCGGTATAGGTGCCCAGCGCGGAGCTGGTTCCAAACCCGAAATACAATTCACTAGTTGGACTCGATCCCTGGGGCGAGAAGCCCACGCTCGCGTTAAGTCGGAAGGTTTTGCCGACAACGTTCAGACGTCCGGCAGCGATCTGGCACGTCTTTAGAATCTGCTGCGTGGTGACATTCGCCGCAACCGTCGTCGTCGTGCCATCCGAACACAACAGGCCCGCTGCGCCACCGCTGGCCGCATTGAGAAGTACGGAGTAAGTTCCGGCGGCGCCGTTAGTGGACTGCACGGTCGCGATCGTGTTTGCGCTGGCCGCGAACCCCGCATCATGGCAGTCTCCGCCGGTGATGATACTGGGAACGACGGCATCATTGAAGGTCGTCGGTCCGTCGAACACGCACGGCGCCTGCCCGCTTTGCTGCACAATCGCGCTGCCTGTGTTGTCGCAGGTTGCGACGCAGATCCCCTGGACGCCGCTACTCGTCGAAGTGAGAGCAACAGTTGCATTGGTGGCGGAAGTTCCCCCGAGAATCACTAAAGAGTAGGGAACGGTCCCAGTCGGCGTCGCATTCGGAATCACTACATAGGTGCCCGGAGTGTTGACGATCTGCGCGCCGTTCACGGTCGGCGTCGTCAGCGTCTTGTTCGCCAGCGTATCGACTGTGTTGCGCCCCACCATCGTGTCCGACGTGTTGGGCATGTGCAGCGTGACATTGCCGGTCGGTGGAGGGAAGTCGAGCGTGGTCTGATTTCCCACGGAACCGAATACTTCCTGGTTGTCGGTCTGGGTATCGACGATGGGAAGTGAGAAGGTCTGCTGAAAGGTCCAGAGGTTCGCGGTATTCAACAGTCCGAGATAGCCGGTCACGTTGTCGGTGCACCACTGCTGCACCAGGGCCGAATTGTAGGCGCAGAATTTGTAAGCCGTGTTCGCCAGCCAGATCCCGGTCTGTACGCTTCCGTTCGAGGGCGCGCCCGTCGAGTCGAGTGGGATGGGATCTGGGTTCTGAGTTGTCCCGGTCGAGTCCACATAGGTGTTGAGATTGGTTGTCGTGCCGGCCGCATAGGTGTAGAGGAATCCGCCGGCGAGAGGCGCACCGCTGCTCGACAGGAATTGCGGGTGCGGATCGGGCGCGATCGCGACCGAGACCTGGCTGTGGGCGAATGCCGCACAGAGCACCAAGATGGCCGCGAAGAGAATTTGAGAGGCTCGGTTCGTCATGTTCATTGCGCTGCCTTCCGCTGCTGGGCGTACTCCAGCGACTGCTTCAAAATATTCAGGAGGTCTGGAGTGTTCGCGCCCATCGGAATTGTTTTCGCGGTGGTTACCGCCGCGGCCGTGCGCTTCAGAGTTGCGGTCGGAACTTTCACGTCGGGGAAGTAAGTCTGCATCGACAGAGTCCTATTTGCTTCCGCGCCGATCTTCGATTTGAAATCCTGCGGACCCATGCGAGTGTTTTCGAGATAGGTATCGCCGACGTTCTTCAGCTCGTCGTCGGAGAAGTCGCTCACGATCTTCTCGATCAATTTGCTGTCGGCGACGCCTGGCTTCAGTTGCGCTTCCTGGCTCACATTGATCCCCCGCGATCGTGCGATCTTCAGCAGGTTCGCATTGTCTTGTCCGCCGAGTACCTGGCGCAGCGCGCTCTCGCCGCTGAGGGTGCGAGGAATGTTTGAGCCGTCTGCGGCTTGCGACATCGGCTTCGGAGCCGCTTCGGGTGCGGCAATAGATTCCGCCATGCTTCCCGCTGCGCCCGGCGGGGAGGATCGCGCGGGAACTACTCCAAGGGCGTCGGACGGGCTGATTGCTGGCTTCGCGCCTGCATACAAAGCATTGGCCTGAACCAGTTCAGGCGCAGGCGCTTCCGGCAGGGATGCTCCAGGAAATACTCCCGGATGTTCGGGCAAGGGCGCGCCTGGATAAACCGGGCGCATCGCCTGGGCGCGGGCTTTCATCTCCGCCGGCATCTGATTTTTCCAGGCGTCGTATATCTTTCCGAGCCGCTCAAATGTTCCTAGATCGACGGTCTTTGCCATCGCCCTGGTGATAGGGTGATCGGCGATGGCCTCGACGGTATCGCCCACAGAACTCATCGCAGGAGCCGCACGCTCGGCCGCTTCCGGAATCGCGGCTTGAGCTGCGACGCCGACCGCAGTCCCAGCCGCGCCTTTATAGTTCTTTCCGGCTACGTCTTGCGCGAACGTTTTCTGCAATCCTCCGGTTGGAGTGAGAGCTGTCACTGCATCAATCCCCGTGCCGGCTCCGGGGTTCTCGACAAAATTCTTCCCCTTCTCGTACAGGTTCTTGCCGTAATCGACGATCGCCTTCAGGCCACTCATCGGCAGCGCGACCGGAACTCCGTCGACAGAACCCGGAGAAGCCACGGCCGTAGCCTCGGCCTTCGACGTAGGAACTCCTGTGCTCTGACCGAGTCGGTTCCAAAAGCCAGGAGCCGCTTGAATCGGCTGCGCTGTGCTCATGTCCAGCTTCACCGGGGCAGCCTGAATCGGCTGCGCGGTCGACATGTCGAGGGTTACGGCCTGTTTGCTCACTGCGGAGCTACTCCGAGGTCTTGCCCTTGCGCGTTGGTGTAGTGCTTCTTTCCGTCAGAGCCCATCGCCGTGTGAGTAGCGCCAGCAGGTGGAGCGGACGTGGCAGGCGCGGCAGGCGCGGCTGTTTTGTCATCGCCGAAGTCCGGCTTCGCCTGCACGCCCTGATCGAACCAGGCGTGCGCGGCTTTCTGTTTTCCTGCGAGTAGCGCGTCCACCGTTTGAATCGCGCCCTTGAATTGTCCTTTCGACATGGCGGCATTGAAGTTGCTCTGGGCTTTCTCGCGTTCTGCGCCGATCACCCCAGCTCCATCGAATGCGCGCCCCACTTCGCCGCCGAAGGCCTGCGCCGCGATTTGAAAATTGGTTTTCTTGTCGGAACCGAACTGCACTCCAATGGCGTTGCCAAGTTTGTTGAGCGCCTGCACGTCATCGTTGTCGAGCGCGTCGGCGATCCCGGAGAACGTCTTCATATGCTCGCGAGCGGTCGCCATCGCCAGCAGTGACTGTCCCACCGAACCGGAGGTGGCTTGCCGCTTGACAGCCTGCTCTACATCGAAGTCTCCGGAGTTGAAATCCGGCTTAATGCTCTTCACTTCGGCCAAGAGATTCTGCTTGACTGACATCGGCGTGCGCGCCGAGACCACGTCCTGCCACTTCATCGTTCCATCGGCGAGGCCCTTTGCGATCGCGGAAGGTTGACCGTTCGCGCCCGGAGGAATCGCATTTTGCAGATTGAAGTTCGCCGTCGGCACCAGCGTCTTCAGTTTTTCGTAAGACTTCACGAAGGCCGCATCGGGCGGATTGAGCGGCTGGCCTTGGTTTCTCTGCGTCTGCAGCGAAACATACTTCGCTTCCTGCTGGGCGGGAGTTCCGTACTGCTGCATCAGCTGCGTTTCGAGTCGAGTCTTCTCCTCTTGGCTTTCTGAGGTTTGCGTTTCCTGTGTGGTCTTCGCCTGGTCCGCAACTGCCTTCGCTCCCATCGTGGCGTTAACCAGCCCAGTAAGCTGTTGACGAAGCACCGTGGGGTCATCAGTATTTTGAAGCCCCTGGAGCGCTCGCTGCGCCGATGGCGGGTCCATCACGCCAGACTGCGCTAGCTCTTGAATCTTTGGCTGCACCGCTGCGCGAATTTGTTCGACGGATGCACCTTCGGGCACACCGTCGAGGGCTCCTTGAATGCCATCGCCAATCGCCTTGTGCTTCCCAATGAAGGTTTCGAGATTTTTCGAGCCAGTCGCTGCGTCCTGCGCCGCGATGTCGGAGACCGTCTTCGATACCGTCAGGCCGTGCTGTTGCATTGCTGTCGCGGCCGTCGCCGATCCGCCATTGTCGAGAACAGCCTGAGAAAGATCAGAATAGTACCCTGCCGAATTATTCTTGTACTTATCGAGCGTGGGGTCGACGCCTTTCATCGCGGCCGTCGTCGCCTGCTGATCCTTCACCTGCTGGGCGCGGATCTGCAGTTCCTGCTGCTGGCTCTGCTGCTGCACCAGCATCGACTTCATCGCCATCAGCTTCGAAATGTTTCCGAGCGGATCCTGCTGCTGAGGCGGCTGGATGGCGAGGGCGGGTAGAGGAATGGAGGACATGAGAGTTTTAGTATTGCGGCGTCAATGGGCGCTGCGGTCCGCTCTGCACCGGCGGCTGACCGCCGCGAGATTGCTGCAGCATGTTCTGGAGTGCGTTCAACCAGTCCTGATTGCCGCCACCCGGTTGCGCGGGTCCGACCGGAGCCACTGGAGGAGCGCCGCCCCCGACTGGGTAGGCTGGAGTGCCGTTCGCTGGAGGCGCACCAGGCGCCGGAAACGCAGGCGTCCCACTGACCGGAATCGGTGCAACGGGATAGGCGGGAGTTCCTGTCACTGGCGGAGCACCAGGCTGCGCACCCACAGGAGACGCGGGAACTCCACTGACCGGGGGCGTGATCGGCCGGACTGGATACGGTCCCACGGGACTCGCGATCGGAGGCTGCCCGCCCCACGGCGCAATCGGAGCCAGCGCGCCCGGTGCGGGATACGCTGGCGTTCCGGAAACTGGACGCGCCCCCAGGTTGCGCATCGCGTTGAGGTTCGAGAGACCCAGAGGTGGAGCGTTGAGTGGGGGATACATAGGTTAACCAATAAGTTCATCGGGGTTGGTGGAAGTATCCGGGGGGAGAGTAGTGCCTAGGCCGTAGGCGCTCCCCGGCGCAGTCGGCGCAAAGGCTGAGCCCGCACCGCCGCCGGGCACGTACGAATTCGTGCTGCCGCCGTTACCGAGCAACTGCTGCATTAGAAGCAGATTGGTGATGCTGTTGGTCGATCCGCCCAGCGCTCCACTCCACGCATTCGCGCCGCCGACATAGCCGGACGCTGTAGCTGCAGCGGCGTTCGTTAAGTCCTGACCTTGCTGCGCTCCGGTGGTTAGGTCGATGTTCGCGTCCGTGTTCGCCGCCGCCTGACCTTCAGACCCGAGCGTCGTCGCCGCGGTCTGGCCGGTTCCAGCGAGCGCTGCCAGCCGGTTGTAGGTGTTGGTTTGGTTGTTCTCGAAGATTCCGTAGTTCTGCTGGTACTGCTGCAGCGCGCGATTGTAGACGTTTGAATATTCGTTCGAGGCGTAGTTCTGTCCGAACTGCTGCTGCGCTTCAAGCGTGTTGCCAGAGAGCAGAGAACCGTTCGCGGCCGCGGAGTTTTCAAGGGCGCCTTCGCCCTGCGAGAGTCGGAATTGATAGCCCGGATCATTTTGCTCGGTGACCGAAGTCGGAGGAGTGAAAGTCTGAGTCCACGGCGTGAGCAGTCCTTCGCCAGGAGTCGAGAGCTGACTGTCGAGTGTCGAGAGCGCGCCCTTGCCGGCCGAGAGCCAGGGAGCTTCATTCTCTTGCTGGGTGTTCCATTCCTGCTGTTGGAAGTTCAGAGCGTTCTGGGATTCCTGGTACTGCAGTTCGGCGGCTGAGTCGGCGGCATTCGCCTGAGTCGAGGCAGCGTTGCCCGCGGCGTTTGCCGAGATGGCAGCGCCGGCGACACCTACCGCAGCTGATACCCCTACCGCTACGGCAACGAAAGACACTGGCCCCCCTCTCCCTCAAGCGCTTTCGTATATTCCTCGAAGGAATCCACGACCAACAACTCTTCAGCCTTCTCGGGATCTGAAATGTTGGCGGCATGGATCGTGGTCCAGACCGTCTCTTCATGCGCAAAGCCGACGCGCTTAATTCCTGGACTAGCGATAAATGTGGCAGGGGCCTGTATCCGCTTCACTCCGGTGTCGGTGAGAACTGAAATGTCGCCCTTGGAGACGATGTTGATGTGTTCAAACAAGTGAATCTTCCCGGTGAGCAGACAGCCTTTAGGGATGGTGATTTCCCGCGCGTATAGGCCATGCGCAATGTAGTGCCGAGGAGTGATTTTCAGTTGCGGCTGCTCCTTCATCGCTCTTTCCAGCGAAAGGATCTGCGAGCGGATGTCGGGAGCTTCCCCGACCGCTATCGTGTCGAACGGATCCACAAATCTTTCAATGGCCATAGAGTCTGTCAGAACGCGCTCAGCGCAAGCCGTTTCCATGAGTTCTTTCCCACTGCGATGTAAAGAAACTGTCCGTCCGTGGCCATCTGGCCGCCGATTCCTTGCGACGTCGACGCGGCCGGCACGGTTCCAGAATTTGCGGGCGAGGTCAGCGCCGGTGGAATCAACTCCAGCCATTTGCGCAACGGATCTGTCGGGTGTCCGTCGTCGTCGACAAACTTCTGACCTTGAATCGGAGGCGGTTGGAATTTGCCGGGCATTATGCCCTCTTCCTCAACTCGCTGGCATACCGCGAAGTCGGCGCCTTGTCTTCCGGATCCGTGAAGAGATATGCGTCGATGATCCGCCACGGGATCGGGTCGGTCATCGAGATCTCGTAAACCCGATCTCGCGCACTGCCCAGTCTGCGGGCAATGACGCGCGTCAACGTCTCGCCGGCTTGCCCACAATCGAGCGCGCGGCCGTCGGACCAGGTCTTCCCGCCATCATTTGACCACTTCAAAATGATTTCCGGCCCGCGGCCGACAATGCCCAGCGGAATGGTCTGCAGCACGGCAATGCCACCGCCCAGGTTGTCGATCTGCAGATTCCAGTACTGATCGCCGAGCACACTGACAAAAGGAATTGCCGCAGGGTAGGAGTCGACGAGTGCCGGCAACTGCACCGGGTTGATTTCGCCCTCGGCGTTGATGACGATTTGCCATGAAGTTGTGCCCGTCGGGTCGTTCAGGAAGAGCGCCGTCGCGAGCGTGGGATCACCACCAGGAACCGCCGGCGCCTGGATGATTCCGTTTTCCCCGACCTGTAAATTTCTCAAAGCCCCGGCCGCATCCAGCATGGGAACCACGCTTGGGGGCGCCATTCCCTGGAATGTCGGGCCTAGGCCGACTTCCACATCCAGCTGCAGCTCGGTGTGGAAGATGCGCGCCTGCTCGTTGGAGATGTGCGGCGCACGTCTCAGCCGGCGGATCGGGTTACCGAAGTCCGACAGAATGTTGATGGACTGCTGGTACACCGAGCCAGTCGTCGGGTCGCCCACCAGGTGCATCCCAAAGTTGAAGGTGTGAAAGCCGGCGCGGTGTTGGGTGTAGATTCCGGCCTTTTGCTGCCAGAAGCCGCGCTCTCCCCAGGTCTGCGTCGCGCAGTCGTACACCCACGTCTTCTGCGCGGTCGGGAAGTTCATCACGTAGAAGGTGTGCCCATCTTCCTGGTAGCCATAGCAGACGGCGTCGGCGATGGTCGCGTAGGTTCCCAGCTCATGTTCGAGCGCGTGCGTCGAGATCCGTTGCGGGGTGTAGCCATTGGCCCGCCACACCATGCCGGCGCCGCGCTCATCGGCACCGATCCAGAAGACGGAGTTGTCGAGCTTCGCGACGGAGAACGCGGCGCCGAGGCCCTGCTCGATATACGCTCCCTCGATCACGTCATACGGAAAAGGAAAATTGCCCGAGTCGTAGTAGGGCTGGATCCCTTTCGGACCAAAAGCCCAGAGCAGACGGGCGTTTGAAAAGATCGCGATTAGGTTGTCGGAAAATACTTCAATTTCGGTTTCCGCCACGCCGGGCCAGCTGGAACCGTCAAGAGGGTTCGAAGACTGGATCTGGTTTGAGTTCGCGAACTCCACGAAGAAGAAGGTGTCGTCCCAAATGACCTGTGCCACCGCCGCCTGCAGCAATCCGTAGCCAGTGGAGTTGTTGTACTGCGGAATCAGCGTCAGTGAGTTCGCCGCGAGAGCTGCTCCGGTCGCGTTGGTGGTTGTGCCGGCGACGAGCTGGAAGCAGTAGAGATTTCCACCGCTCGCGATCAGGAGTTGTGTCGGGCCGGAAGCCATCGAGACCGGCTGGCCATCGCTCACTACTTGCCCCCAGTTGATTTTGTTCGGATTCGCTGTAGGTGCGAGCAGTTCCCAAAGATTCGTTCCCGCCACAGCGAACGTGCGCCCTTGCGCCGTCCAGATGCCGCGAACTCCGACGGCGCCCAGGTTGTAAAGCAGATTCAGGCCTGGCGTATAGTACAGCGCGGCCGCGCTTTTCCCCTGTCCACTCTCGATCATTTCGAGGTAGAGGTTCATCAGCGTCTGACAGTCAGCGGTGACTGACTGCGAGCGATAGGCGGGACCGACTAAGCCAAAGCGTGCCATGAGAAGAGGAGAAAAACGAGAAAAGTGAATTACATCTGCACGTAGCTGATCGTGAGATTGATCTGAGGAGTCGAACCGACGGTCGAGACCGCGCAAATCCCGTTCCCGCCGGCTGTGGTGTGAAAAATGGTTCCGGCGGTCGCGCCCCAGGCCACGTTGTTTCCATTGGCGACGGCAAAATTAATCGTCGAAGTGATCGCGGTGGGCGTCCCGACGCAGGCCGTTCCCGTACCTTGCTCAAAAAGCAAAGTGTTCGGAGTGGTCGTGCTGACGTTGGAAATAAAGACGGAGCACACATAGACGTTGGTCGAGCCGCTGACCGCAACCAGCGCCGTGGTCGTTGCGGAAGTGATGTTCAGGAAGGCGCTCGACTTCGCAATCAGCGGCGACTGGCAAGGATCGAGCACCGTGCTCTGAAACCCCACCAGCGGAATTCCCGCAGCCACGGCGGCGTTGCCGGGAAGCACTTTGATCTGCACCGTGTTGGTGATCGAGTTCCCGCACAAGCGAAACAGAGAAGCGCCCCACGTCAAGGCGTAAAAGGTTCCGCTCGCGGTGATCGCCGGCTGACCGGTTGTCGAGCCCACAGGCGCAACCAAAACGTTGACGGCCGAGTCTCCCAAAAGCGAGACCGAGGGTTGAATCGTTCCCGACCAGGACGAACCACTGGCTGTATTCTGCACGCTGAAAGTCACGACGCCAGAAACATCCGTGCTGATCGGCGCGCACTGAGTGCCGGTCAGAAGGAACGGATTAGTCACCGTCCCGTTGCCGATTTGCGCGACTGCGGCCGCAGTAAACATCAGGCAGAGCGCCGCGCCAAGAAAATGCGATCGCAATTTCATAAAGTCCCTTTCTATTCCCGAAGTCCGGTGAGGAAGTTGAAGTCCGGCCTTCCGCCCTTGCGCGAGTTCGGCATTCCGGCGTCAGTCTCTATCCGGGGCGGCACGTAGTTGTTGTCCTGGATGACACCCATCGCCCGAGTCCAACTTTCCTTCAGCTCCGGAGATACAGATCGGTTGTAAGACGGAGCCAGCTTGACCGCGAGATCGGTGACCAGCGCTTCCCAATAGCCTTGCGGCAGCGAAAGCACGGTCTGCAGGTTGATCGCCTGCTGGATCGAGTTCCACAGTTCCAATCGCACCGGATTCGCGACGGTGCAGATCGGCCAGAAGTTCAGATTTCCCAGCGGACTCGCCGGATCGTAGTAGAGGTGCGTGGTGATGGCCGAAAGCAGCGTCTTGACCGGGTTCGCCGCCCACCAGCCGTGATCTTTGATCTTGATCGGGGAGTCAACTGGGTTCGACGAGCCAGCGTTCAGGACGAAGGTGGCAGACTCCACTTTCACCGGGCGCGTCGGAACGTTAAACTGTCCGTTCGGTCCGATCGTCACCGGCGTCAGCTGGCTCACTGGCAGCGTGAACTGCTGGAAGGAGATCGAGAAGATCATCTCCCGCCGCGCGTTGTGTTGGTCAATTGCTCGCTGCAGCTTTTCGAGACCCCATGCCCCGTCCTGCTGCGTCAACTTGTCCTCGGCCGCCATCACGCCAAGCTCCATAAGCGCGGCTTTGCAGATGGCCGTCACTGTGGGAGCTGCAGCCTGATTTCCCGGACTGGGGATAACTGCGGGCACGGACTAGGAGGCCTGGGCTTGCTTCTGTTTGCGCGGACCGTAGAGGCCAGCGTCGGTCTTCGGCAGCGGTTCGGGGATGTAAGGCTCTCTCACCCAGCCGTCCTTCAGCGCTTTCTTCAGTTCTTCTTCGCTGTTGACGGTCATCGTTAAGTGCTCGGTCTGTACCAGCTCTTCGTGGACCACTTCGTGCTTCTCATTGCGGTGCAGAACGATCTTGGTCGGCTCGTTGGGGTGCATGTAGAGAACGCGCGGGAACTCCATGTGCGGAATCTGCATCACGGGAAGGCCCTGGCCCATTGTCCCGCCGAAGTTCTCCGGCAAATCGGCCGGAACCGCTTCCTGCGGGCGCATGATGTTGATCGCATGCTGCTTTTTCGCAGCGGCTTCGTGGATCGTGAAAGGTGACATTTGTGTGCTCCTGTTAAACTTTCGGCATGGATATTGCTCGACGGGGGTTTCTGAAGTTACTCGGACTCGGGATTAGCTTCTTTACGTGGCCGACGGAACCTTTACAGCTTCAGCCCGTGAGCCTTCTCTTCTTCCGCGCTGTTCACGATCTTGACGATCGGCCGGTCGTCTGCGTCTTTCCCGACCGTGACGTGCTTCGGATATTCGTGGTGAACGTGCAGGGTTGCCGTGAGGGTAATCTCCCGCGGGGCGTGATTGTCTTTCGCGAGTTCCGCGAGCGCCTCTTCGACGCGCTTGACTTCGAGTGCGCTGATGGTCGCGCCTTCAGCGATTACGATAGCTTTCGACATAAATCTCTCCGGTGAATCAGAATTTGTGACCCAGAAAAAGCTGGGCGCGGCGTGCGGAAATCGCCGCGCCCCTTTCAGCTAAAACAGCCCGAGATACGGACCGACCGCCGTGGTGAACGTGGTCGGAGCCGTGATCGTGGCGGGGATCGTCCCAAACACTCCGGTTTTCGAAGTGGTCAGGTACTGATCCTGCACCTGGGTGATCAGCATCCGGACTGTTGCCGTGGTTCCGTTCGACTGCACACACCCGAAGTACTGGCCAGGTCCGACCATGTAATAGGGCGTGGTGAACGAAATCTGCTGATAGTTCGAAGCGGTGGCCGCGAGCACGCCCGCGACGGCCGAGTTGGCCAGCAGGTTCATCCCGGAGTCGTAGAGCGCGACCAGGTGATTGTCGGTGCCAATGGTGGTTCCGTTCAGCACGGCAATTCCGGTGGCGAGCTTCGAATATCCCAGCTGGATTTCCGTGCAATAAAACGTGCCCGCCACCAGCGTGGTTCCGTTGGTGTTCAGGGACGTATAAAGCACAGCTCCCGGTTGAGGCTCGTAGAGCACCTTCGAGTGCACCCGCGTGGTCTGCAGGGCATCGCCGGTGATCCACTGGCTGTTCAAGCAGTCGGAGATCAGGCCCGATTCAAACTGAATGCGGGGTAAGTAAAGCTCCGAGGTGCGAGTGCAGCTGCCTTGCGGGACCGCTGGAGCCTGCCCATAGGTGGAGCCGCTCCAAATGATCTGCGCCGAGACCGGCACGATGAACACGACTGCCCCGGAAAGGTGAGAGGCCGCCGAGGTCGAACCGATTCCGCGAATCACGGTGACGGTCGTTCCAGAGACGTTTTTCACCTGCATCAGTTCCCGGTCGACGTACAGATAGGTTTGCACGTCGGAGCTGGCTGCAATGCCGGAGGTGAGGCTGGTGTTGGCCGCCGGACCGCTCACTCCCGTCGCGGAGGTGAGGGTGATGATGCTCTGGTTTCCGGTGGGCGTCGCGCCATAGACGCTGCCCATGCCTTGCGCAGCCGACGACAGCGTGGTGGTGGTGAGAATGGTCTGGCCGAATGCGGAACCGCAAAGAGCCAGAGCACAAGAGAGAAATACAGCGATAGTGAGTGTCTTTTTCATGGTTTTGTCTCGGTTGCGGGGCGACATGCAAAATTACATGCCGCCCTCTTCCGAATCTCCTTCTTAGGCTCCCGCCACTGCGCACGCGCCGGCGTCGGAGTAAGCGTTTCCGAAGCCGTAGCAGATGTCGAAGCGGTTGGTGATCTTGCGGTTGTACTGGTCGTAGGCGGCGACGAAGGCCAGCGAAGCGCCGGTTTCCGGATCCTCGGCCATTTCAGCATGCTCGACGGCATCCGGGTTCTCGAACTTCCCGAAAGCCTTCAGGAACGCATATTTGCTGAGCGCCAGAGAGCACGTGCCGGTCACGCCGGAGGGGCTGACAGTCCCAGGCCACGCGGTGAATGCCGCACCGTTGCCGGGCAGCGAGTCCACGTTCTGATACTGCGAACCCGGTCCAAAGATGGCCGGTGAGATCGGCAGCGTGTCGTTGCCGCCGGTGAAGGTGAACGTCGCGCCGCCGGTGTAGACGAACTGCTTCAAGCCGAGAGGCGTGACAATGCGAGTCCGGGGGTTGACCGCATTCACGCTGGCGAGCGAGAACTTGTCGCCAGGCTGAATGGTGTCGTTCGCAGTTCCGGTCACGACCAGAGAAGATCCGGACTGACCAGCGCCGGTGACGGTGACGCCGTGAGTCGGGAAAGTGCCGATGGTGTGCTTGAACAGCGAGTTCGAGCGGAACCACTTCCAGCCAGCGGCCGTTCCCAGGATGCCCTGTTTGAACATGTCGCTGATTTCCTTCGACGGATTGAACTGGGTGACGTTGTTCTTCACATAGGAGCGCATCAGGCCGCTCGAAATGCAAAGGTGACGATCTCCATCGGCAGGGCAGGCCAGGTTAAACAGCACCTGATCGGCCGCCAGGGCGAAGTCGATGGTGGTCGAGTCCGTACCCAGCGTGCCAACGACGTTGTTGGTCCACAGGCGCGCCCCGTTGGCCGCATCGCTGTCGACTTGCTGCGCCAGCTGCAGGCCCGCGGGTTTGAAGTAAGCCTCGTCCAGCTCCTTCTCGGTGCGCTCCATCTTCACCAGCTTTTCGTAGGAGTCGTAGCCGAAGTG